CATTCAAGGCAAACAACCCTTCGATTGTAAACATCACCGGTCCATGTCCACCTGATGCATCGATATTCGGCAGCTGCTAATAAGACTAGAGCATAGATCACGGCCACATCAAAATGATGACAAAACTACCCCAAATGACAAAGACAGTTATGCAGACCGCAGCAATGATTGCCACGGCCCAGTCTTTCATAGCCCGAAAATCTTCTTGAAGAATTCGGCAGCCACCCCTGGTCCAAACAACACGGCAATGATTACCGCATAGAGAAGATATTCAATCTTCGTCATGCGCTTGTCCCCATCGCGCAATGACTTGTCTATGTTGTTGTACCTCTCTAAACAGATTGCTTCATGCACGGCAAGCCTTTTGTCAACATCGGCATCCATGGTCTACCTTAGATGGTAGGCTCAACCCAATCAGGGTTATGAGGCCAATCAATGGTTGTTCTTGCATCAGAAACAGTCGCAGGGAAATCACGCAAGGTCTGGCGGTATGTTGCCCATTCTGCTTTCTTTGGAATGCTGCAATCAGCAATCTGAGTCCAATCACAAGCAAGCAATAAAGCATTGCGTGTGGCTCTCAGTTGTGCCATTGCAGAATCCTTGGCTGCTTGGATTTCTTCAGCACTCAGGCTTTCCACTTGAACCACACAAACAAATTCACCATCGTCATAGGCCGTGCATGAAGTCAGCTTCTGAGTCAGCTTGTCATGTGCTTTAAAGGCATTGACCTTCTTGGCATTGTTGGCATCAAGGAATTCATCACTTGGGCCACTTGAGGGAAATGATGTATTGCTAAACAGTTCACGATAATCGCCTACTGTAATGGGGCTAGTTAAGATTGCAATTTGCATGATGTTTCCTTAGATTGGGCCTGTATCTGAGAGTGCTGATGTTGGGGGTGTGAATGTTGCTGTGTATCGGGCATAGCCTTTAGTGATGCGTAAGTCATCTATGTAGCCTGTAATAGGATATGAACCTCCTTGAGAAGCAACATAAATTGGAGCCGTCCCATTACCCAATGCAGTTGTACTAAGTGAAAGTGTGCTACCTACCTGAACGCCATCTAAAAATAATTTTCCAGACGACCCGCTTCTTGAAAATGCAACATGATGCCACGCATTGTCGGTGACGTTCCCGCCGCCCGTGGATGCAAAATAACTTGACCCATTACTGAGATAAACATCAATAGAAGTTGAGCTTGCGTATCCAAGAAAAAGACCCCAAGATGTAGCTGCTGCTCCGCCACCTGTAGCCTGACTAACAACACAAGGCCCACCAGAAGATGAAGCTGTTTTAAGCCACAATTCAACTGTAAAATCTCCAGCGCCAAAATTTCCTGTGTTGTAGTTTGCTCCAGCCAACCAATCTCCCGTACCATCAAACGCCAAAGACCCAGTTCCATACTTCACCACGCTTGTAGAAATCTGTGCATTGCCAGCAGTTTCTAAGTTGTTCATCATGGCGTTGTCAAAGATTGCGCCATTGGTGTAGTTAAGAAGTAAAGATGTGTTTGTGATTGCTGTTAGTGGTGCTGTAGGTACTGTGTATGTAGTTCCTGAGTACAAGGCAGTATTTTTTAAAAGTCTAAGGTCACACATATAACCATTAAGTTGTTCGGCAACAGGATTATTAAGTGAGCCTATGAAAACCGCAGATGATGGAGTTGGAAATGTTGTTGAATTTGTACCTGTTGCAACACGAACACCATTGCAAAATAATTCAAAAGATGACCCACTTCTGCAAACAGCAACGTGAGTCCAAGCATTTCGTTTTACAACATCAGAACTTGTGCCTACTGGCACATTCCCATCTTCAAATTTAAATGCTAACGCTCCATTAGATTGGCTACCATTCCAATTCAATACAAATTGCCAACATCCACCAGCCGATGAATCTCTACATGATGCTAATTGCATCACTGATGTGCTTGACAAATAAACCCATGCTTCAATAGTAAATGTATTGCCTAAATTTAAAGCGGTTACATTAGGAGTAGTTAAATAATCACCAGTTCCATCAAAGTACCCTGACCCACCAATCACGCTTGTGGAGTAGGCGGTAGAAGCACCAAATGGGTTAAAGCGTTGAACGCTTGGTGTGCCTGTAATAGTTGACGAAAAAGCATTTGCGCTATTGTCAACAAAACGATTGCTTTGGCAAGTTAGTAATTGTGTGTTTGTAATTGCAGTTAAAGGTGTTGTGCTTGGCGTAAAAGAACCTGTGTAAACTGCTGTACCTTTTACCATCCGAACATTTGAAAAGTACCCATTGTGTCTAAATGTTCCTTGCGGGTCATTTATATAAAATGATTGAGTTCCTAAGTCTGCTGAATTTGTTGCACTTCCAACTGAAGTACCATTTAAGTACATAGTGACAGTACTTCCGCTTCTAACAATAGCCAAATGCGTCCATGTGTTTAAAGCAACTGCTGATGACCCTGTAATCAAAGCCCCTGCACCAACACTTGCATAAAATATCGGCACACCAGATGCTGACAAATACAATGTTGGAATGTTTGATGGAGTACCACCCGCTGAACGCCATTCAAAAATATTACTGGTAGAAGCGTTATACGCAGTAACACTTAACCAAACTTCTATTGTGAAATCACCCGCACCTAGCGCAAGATTTGTTGAAGTGCCAAGACCTAAATAATCGGATGACCCATTAAAATAATTAGACCAATTAGACCCATAAGGCGAGAAAGAACCTTGGGTTGTATTGCCATTGCGAGTAATGGTGAAAGTATTTGGGCCACTGTCTAAGAACGTATTGTTCTGTGCGCCATTAGTTCCATCACCATGTAAGAGCATAGTGACGTAGTTGAATTGACCATCTGGCGCAGCGCCAGAGACTGCTGCTGTTTTCCCTGCTGCAAACATTATTCAGTCCTTAGTAGGTAAAGTTTTGACCGACTGTCGTGCCATACCATTTTGAGCCATCAGCAAAGAAAGAATAAATATCTTGCTTGGATGCTGTGCTTGTGATTGTTGGTGCAGTACCGCCTGGCCAATAAACTGTCGACCAAGTGACTGTGCGCGAGCCTGTTCCATCTTGCTTTAAAAGCAAAATAAATGACCTACCAGCCGTTGCAGTTGGCATTGTGATCGTTGCATTGCCTGTCAGGGTCAAAACTTGGAAAGAACCATCAGCCAGGCTGATTGTGTAGGCCGTGGATGTGTTGGCCGTGTTCACCTCTTCGGTGTAGCCGTTGGTGAATGTGCCAGCCTCAATGGTCTTGTTGGTCAGGGTCTGGGTGTCAGTTGTTCCCACAATCGTGCCACTTGGAGCAGTCACAGCTGTGAATGCACTTGTGCCATTACCCTTGACAATGCCGGTCAAAGTAGTTGCACCAGAGCCGCCTTGGCCCACTGTGAGGGCCGTGGTCAGACCAGTCAATGAAGTAATGTCGCTATTTGCGCCAGAGGCCGCAGCGCTCAATGCTGTACGCGCATTGGCTGCTGTGGCTGCACCAGTTCCACCTTTGCTGACTTTCAGCACTGGGCCTGCATCAAACAATGCGTCAATGCTGTCTAGGTCAGAATTAATCTTCGTTCCCCAGGTGTCGGTAGATGCACCGACTTCGGGTTTGGTCAGCAATAGATTCGTGGTGGTTGTATCAGCCATTTTTCACCTCATGCGGCAATTTGCCAAGATTCACTATTATCAGCAATTGGAGTCCAAGTTTCACTTGAATCACTAATTGCAGTCCATGTTTCTGACTGGTCAGAGATCGGTGTCCAAGTTTCTGAATTATCAGATATTCCTGACCAGCTCTCTGACGTGTCACTTTCTGCTTCCCATTTTAGTCTTGCATTGACCGCCATGGATGATGTTTCTGTGAATGCAATTGCACCAGGCTGCCTGCGCTGCGCATTTACCACCATGACGCTTGTGCCAGTCACAGCAAAGCCAGAATTGCCAATGATGCTGGTGGACACTGTCAGTGTCGATGTGTCAGTGATGGTGGCCGCGCCAATGGCGTATCTTAGACCGCCCACCGCCATAGTGCTAGTGTCGCTGATGGCGGCTGCGCCCACTGCATAGCGCACCCCTGCCACGGCCATGGTGCTGGTGTCGCTGATTGTGGCTGATGCAGTTGTGAGCCTATTGGCCGCCACGGCCATGGTGCTTGTGCCAGTAATGGCCACCGCCCCATCAAATATCTCATTGGCCTGCACAGACATTGTGCTGGTGGATGTGATTGCTATGGCAGCAGACACATACCTGATGGCAGCCACCGCCATGGTGGACTGGTCAAAAATCTCAAATTGGGCGTTTGATACAGTTGTGCCAGCCACCACCATGGTGCTGGTGTCTGAAATAATTATTTGAGGCTCAAATGTGCCTCTGGAGTAGTTGCCCTTGCCGTAGGAGCCGTAGCCGTAGCCTACCCTCGGATCAGAGTATTGGCCAACACCAAAATTCCCCGATCCATAGGCTGCCATATCAGGCCAATGTGATGCTCAAAGATGCGGCTGGAATGCGCAAGACATCACCATCATTGATGGTGCGCGCTGTGGTCAAAGGAGCCCAGGCTAATAGATTGCCTGATGTACTTGCATCAAAAATGCCAGCCCAGCCTACTGATCCCCAGTTACCGCCAGAAGCAGCTGCAAACTCAATGGCCGCTGCATTGGTGAATGTCGTGGCCGTGCCAGAGCCTGAGATCGTGCCAGTGACCACCCGTGCGTAGCCGCTGCCAGACACCTCAGTGCCGCCACCCGTGTCGCTTGGGGCAGCCGTGAAAAGGCCAACATACCAGGCAGTGGGGCGCGTGGCCGTGTTCGTTGTAAATAGAAAATTTAAAACTAGGTTTTCGGTGTAGTCGCTGAAAGATGACATGGTCTAGTCCTTATCCAAAAGTCTTTGCACGGGTTAGCAATGCACCGCCAGAAGATGCACCGCGATCATCGGCAGTTTGCGCGTCATTTAAGGCTCGCTCATACAGCGTTGCCCATGTCTGGATTCTCGCATCATCTTGCAAGTATGGCGCAGCCTGGAGCAATGCGCCATACAGATAAATGTCGGGAC